TTCCTTGGTAATCTAAACGCTAGTAGTGGAAGGACACGAAGATGGCGATTAAGGTAAACGGCACTACGGTTATTAATGACAGTAGGCAGTTGCAGAATGTTGCATCTGTTGATGCGACTACGGTGGCGGCTCTTGGTGCTGCGGGTGTAGGTGGCGGGGCTAATGAGTGGACTAACCTTCCCAACACATACTCTTTTAACTACAACATGGTTTTTGGGTCCAACAATTCTGGCTGGCTAGATGCTTCGACTGTGCTTACCGGCATGCCTAATGACTTTAAATATTTTATGTTCATCATAAAAGGAACACTAACAGCGCCAACAAGTTCTGGTTGGTATGGATATTTTGAGAGCTCTGAAACTCAACTAAGAATAGGTTCCAGTTCTTCTAATTACACTGAGTTGACTGACCTAGAAAATCCGGGTATGAAAGGGGTTTTTTATCAACCCGGTTATCAGGGCGGGTCATACTCCCGGAAATATGGTTATGTTGTAATAGCAAAAGATTTTGCTCCAACTATACCGACTACCTTCACTTATAGTCAGCCAAGTTCTGCGTTTGCAGTCAACAGCGGTGTTCAAAGTTCACTTGTGCCTAAATTGAGTCTGCTCCCTGAGCTCACTAATTCGTTCAGCGACGAGGGGTGGAATACTCAACAGATAGAGGGATATGTGGAAGCCACAGGATTTAATCATTCAGGCGGTACAGATTACAACTACCTTGCAGTGAAGTTATCAAATGTTAACTATGCGTCACAGAATGGAACCGCTGGCAATGTATCATGGCAAGTATCCGCAGCATATGTACCCGCATAAGGAGTTTTAAAAATGATTGTAAAAACAGTAAATGGAATACCAGTCTCTTATGAGGATTTGCAAGAGAGCGTGTATAAAGATATTAATGCAGAAAAAAACTTAAATAGAATTGTCAGAGACAAACTCCTAGCAACCACAGACGTATGGGCGCTATCTGACCGCACGATGACCGCAGAGCAAATGGCATATCGTCAAGCTCTTCGGGATATCACAGACCAAGCTGGCTTTCCAACAGATATCACATGGCCCACTAAACCAGAATAGACCACGCCGCCTGCGTTAATATTTACGCAGGTGGCATCACATTCAAAATGAGTGTATAATCTCCCAAACGGCGGAGTGGCAGAGGACCAGAAGCATGGCAAATACAGCAAATTATTCTTTTGTTCTACCGACTGTCGGCGGCAGCGAGGACCAGTGGGGCGCTAACTTAAATGCCAATTGGACCAGCATTGACACGCTGCTCGGCGGAACAAACGCCACAGAGTTTGCGATATTAGACGGCGCAACAGTGTCAACCGCAGAGCTTAACAAGTTGGACGGGGTAACTGCAACAACAGCCGAAATAAACGCCCTATCAGGAATGACAGCCACTTCAATCGAGCTTAGTTATTGCGACGGTGTAACTTCGTCCATTCAGACGCAGATTGACGCCAAGGCGCCCATTGCCAATCCGACATTTACTGGGGCCGTAGGTCTCGGGGGGTGGACAATACAGCAAAGTGGGACTGACTTAGTCTTTTCGCACAACGGTACGGCGCGGCTTAAATTAACTAGCGCCGGCGCACTAACAGTTGAAGGCGACGTCACCGCGTTTGGAGATGCGTAATGGCCCTTCAAGCATCAGGTGCGATAAAGTTATCTGAAATCCAGTCAGAGTTTGGCGGCGCTAATCCTATTAGCATGTCGGAGTATTACAGCGGCGGGTCGTTTGTCCCGGCCGGCACCTCTGGCGTTCCATCGTCTGGAGCAATCAGCGTGGGCGCCTTCTACGGCGCTTCAAATCAATACTCTTTCAGCATATCTAGCAACACTCAAGACGCAGACATCCGCGCGCTTGCAGTGTCGGACGGCTGGGATGAGCAAACCCCCTTGGTGGCCAATATAAGCGCGGGTGCTACTTTATACTCTAGCAGCACATCCACAGGCGGGGCTGTTGTCGCCGGCAGCTTCCCCGGCGGCCTCACAATCGTCAATAGCGGCAACATCACTGGGCAAGGTGGCGGGGCTGGCTCTAATGGTGGGCCGGCACTACAGATCACCACAGGCGACGCTGTTTCCGTCACCAATAATTCCGGCGCATTTATAGCCGGCGGCGGTGGAGGTGGCGGCGGATCTCAGGGCGGCGGTGGGGCCGGTCAGGCGGCGCCGGGTCAAGCTGGCGCGGCTGGTGGCTCATACACGTTCTCGCAAGGTATCAGCAGCGCCACTAGCGTCAGTTGTGAGGGAACGCCTTATACTATACCACTGTCGTGTACTGTCACCGGATCTGGCGTTATAGGTGCTGGAGGCAGGCAGGGCGCCTCCGCGGGGTCTGGAAATGCTACGCTCGGGAATTGCACCACTTCTGGAACCGTCAGCACTCCCTGCGGCGTGCTTTCATCTGGCAATGTAACGCTGATAGGCGGCACTGGCGGGCTAAATCCGGGCGGTCAGGGCGGGTCCATACTCGAGGCAACTAACGTCACAGTCAGTGGCGGTGGGTGGGGCTTGCCGGGCGCTGGGACAGGCGCCGGCGCTGGTGGCGCAGCTATCTCAGGGACAGCCACGCTCACAAACAACGGAACAATTTACGGAGCGACATCCTGATGGCACTAATACCGCTCAAAATTCCTGCGGGGATGTACCGGAACGGCACAGAATACGAAGCCTCAGGTCGCTGGCGGGACGGGAACCTCGTCCGCTGGCTCGGCTCGTCCCTGCGTCCGGTGGGCGGCTGGCGCGAGCGCACGGCGAGCGCGGTATCAGAAAAAGCTCGCAGCATGCACGCGTGGCAGGACAGTAACGGCTCCCGTTGGGCGGCTTTAGGGACTTACAATAACTTGTACGTCACAAACTCTGCCGGCACTGTCTACAGCATAACTCCAGCGGGTTTAGCCGCCGGCACTCAAGACGCAGCCATCAACACTGGCTATGGGTATTCGACCTATGGGACGTCTTTCTACGGCACAGAGCGCCCAGACACTGGAAACTATCAAGAGGCGACCACATGGTCTCTCGATAACTTTGGGAACTACCTTGTCGCGTGCAGCGTAGACGACGGCAAGGCGTACCAGTGGACCGGGAATACGGCAACAGCAGCTACAGTAATTCCCAATGCGCCCACCAACAACCTTGGCGTAATTGTAAGTGAGGAGCGCTTTTTGTTCTGCCTCGGGGCGGGCGGAGACCCGAGGGTTGTCCAGTGGTCCGACCAGGAAGACATCACCACATGGACGCCATCAAGCACAAATCAGGCCGGGTCTCAGATATTGCAAACAGCCGGACAAATTATGGCGGCACAGCGCGGGCGTGGTCAGACTTTAATATTCACTGACTTAGATACGCACCGCATGACATATGTCGGGGCGCCATTTGTATATTCGACTGAGAGGATCAGTACGGCGTCGGGGCTGGCCTCCAGAAAGGCTGTTTCTAGTGTGGACGTCGGGACATTCTGGATGGGCCACAAGTCATTTTTCTTTTACGACGGCTCTAATGTTCAGGAGCTTGAGTGTGATGTTAAAGACTACATATTCGGGGACATAAACCGCTCGCAGATTAGTAAGTGCTGGAGTGCATCTTTAGGCCAGCAGGGGGAAGTCTGGTGGTTTTACTGTAGCTCTAACTCAAACGAAATTGATCGATATGTCAGTTTTGATTACAAGCAGGGCTACTGGGCGACAGGTGAGCTGTCACGCACATGCGGCGTCGACCGCGGAGTTTTTAGATACCCGCTTATGGTGTCTCCGGGAGGTACTTTGTATGAGCACGAGGTCGGCTTAAACTACGACGGGGCCACAGTGTTCGCGGAGACTGGGCCGTTCTCAATTGGCTCTGGCGACAACTTAGTCAAAGTGACTAGGTTGATCCCAGACGAGCTGACACAGGGCGACGTATCAGCCACGTTTAAGACGCGCCTATATCCCAATGGGTCGGAGACTTCCCACGGGCCGTTTGCTATGGCAAACCCGACCAGTGTTCGCTTTAGTGGCCGTCAGGCCCGGATGCGCGTCGAGGGCGCGCGCCTCGCTGACTGGCGGGTGGGCGTCATGCGCGTCGACGCAGTTGCGGGCGGCAAGAGATGACGTCTCCGATCCCACCCAGCGTCGGCCCAGACATATTCGACTGGGCGCGGACATTCTCCACTTGGACGAGGCGAGCCTTAACACAGCTCGTCTTTAAGCCATCCGGAGCAGCGGCGGTTGAGAATGGCACGCTGCTTTGGGACGATGCGGCTGGGTATCCCGTCGTGTCTAAAAATGGCGAGTGGCGGCAGATTGTTCTGGAAGATGGCCACGCTGATTTCATTATTACTGCTGACGTTACAGCGGCGGCAGTAAATACAGCATACAAGCTCACATATGATGCGCTTCCAACGAACCACGGTATCACTCTAGGCACACCAGCGTCG